TAAAGAATGGAGAAATGGATTTTAAAACACCTTTTTCAAAAGATGTTACAGATAAAAATCCTAAATTAAAAGAAAATATTCAAGAAATAATTTAGACACAATGAACAATTTTGATTTAAAAAAATACTTAGCTGAAGGACGTTTGCTAAGAGAAGATATTTCACAAGAAATACAAACTTTAATTGATAAAAATGACTTTTTAAAAGGTAAAGTCACAGCAACCCCCTCTGATGTAATTGAAGGAGATAAATTTGTATTACTTTTTTCTGAGGACTCGGCTAAACATATAGCAGAAAGACATTTAGACGGAAATAAACCAGGTTCATTATTTAAAAGTGGAGTAAATCTTAGAGATGTAGCTAAAAAAATACTTAATATTAGCCCTAGTGAACAAACTAGTGGAAAAGTAAAATGGTTAGGAGTTAATGGAGGTGAAGTGGGTGAAATGGGAGTTGCAAAAGCATCACCTGAAGAAGTAGCTAAAATGAAAGATTATACAATGCCCGACGGAGGTAAAGAACAAGTTAAAATAGCTCCGGGTGAAAGAAAACCAACAAGCGAAGTAAGTTTAATTACAGCTGAGTTAGGTACATTAGAGAATGGAAAAAAAGCATTAAGTATGATTACAATGTTTCCTGGTGGGATGAAAGTAGATGGGGTAGAAATACCAATGGATAGAGGACAATTTGCTAGTAAAGGTTTATACTTTGTGGTAGATCCATCTAGTTCATTACTTAAAGAATCAATTGATATTAATTCAATAATAAATGAAGCTTTAAAATCATATCGTAAACAACTAAAAGAAAATGAAGCTGCAAAAGAAAAAATTTATGATTTTTTATATAGTGATGAAATAAAACAATATACTGGAGTAACTAGTTTTGAAACCTGTAGTGATAATGATTGGGATAAAGTAAAAAACTATATAGAAAAAGACAAAGAAAATTTTCTAGCTCAGAACGAAGATATAACTGGAGAAGAATTTGATAAATACTATGATGAATGGCTAGATTATATTGAAGAGCAAAGAGGATATGAAAATATGAATCAACAAGATATGAGTTATGGGTATTAAGTTAGTTAATATATTAAAAGAAATAAATAAAGGTAATTCTAAAAAATCATTAAATGAGAGTCAAACACTTTATCATAGAGGTAAAGAAAAAAGCAAAACATTAATAATCCCTGATGATTTAGGAGAAATTAATACTGATGATTTTGTAACTGCATTAGAATTTGCTATAGATGGATCAATGTCCGGAATCGACTATGAAATTAATAAAGAATATGATCTTAATGTAGTTGACCAAAGCGGAGATGATCCTACAAAATTAGTTTATTTTAAATTTAAACAAAAAGGAGAAGACGTAGAAGTAGATCCTGATAGTATTAGGGTTGAGATGGATGAAATAAATAGATTAACAGAAGCAAAAAAAGCAAAAGAAACTTTTGAAGAATTTGCTACTACACGTGCAGCCGGAGCTGCTAAAATAGCATCAACCGCTGAAGAAAAAGGTGGTTTAGCAATGCTAACCTACAATCACTTTTATGTTAAGGCTCCATACTACAAAAAAGCTATAAACGGAAAATTTGATAAAGAGGCAGCTAAAAAAGAATTTGCTGAAATCCTAAAGAGCATATCCCTAGATATGAACCAAAACGAGTTTCAAAGACAGGTAGGTAAAATGGAGGTATTAGGTGAACTTCTTATAAGAGAAAACTAATGCTTAACGCAAATATCCCTAGCTTTAAAGCGCTAGTTCGTAAATCATATTTTACAAAAAACCAAGAAGACCATAACGAATTCTATAATGTATACGTTTTTGGTCTTCAATCTTGCGCTGGAAGGATTTTAACATTCCACGTTATGACAGACAATGGTATGGTTCGTTCAAGAATCCCATTATCAGAGATCTATACAAAACCACCCACAAACGATATTCCATTTAACTTTAAACAGTTATGGGATTGTTTTAGTGAGAACGTTTCTGTAGTGGAATACGATTTTTTAGCATTTCATAGGGCACAAATCGTTTTAAGAGACGGAAGTAAAGTTTGGGGCACGTATATTTTTACTGTAGATTGGTTCAATAATCCATACAGTGATGAACCAACAGACTACAAATGTGGTCATATATTCGAATCCGACGAAGGATATTTAATGTGTATGCCCAATAATAGAATATTCTGGAAAGACTCAAACTGGGTAACTAAACCACTCCCAGAGAATCTAAAGCAATATAAAGTAGATACAGAACTTCCAAGCGTGGAAAATCAATCCGATAGATGGGTTACCGAAGATGGAGATTCATTTTATTACGATATGAATGAAACCCCTATAAAATGATTAAACTATCAGACATATTAAAAGAAATAAGCTTAGATGAAAAATCGTGGGCTATATTAGTAGATTCTCCTGAAGATTGGGAAATTTTATCCCAATTTTTAAACAGTAAAGGATATAAATTTGAATCCGGATACACTTTTTCCGGTAAAGATTTAACAACATTTAATCCATTTACAGATGAACAGTATTTTGATTCACAAGAATATAGATCTGATGATAGGGGTTATAAAGCTAATATGAGTTATGAAGGGAAAGATAAATTTATTTTGATAAGCAGACCCAAAAATAAATTAAATATGGTAAATCCTAATACTTTCTTATCAAGAAAAGATTCTACATATAAGCGATATAATTATTTTACTAGTCTATTAAATCTAATAAAATATATTAACTCATAATGTCTTTACCTTATAAAGATCTAGAAATTACAGACCAATACATCATTAGGGAGTTTAACGAGAACATAGACCCGATTGAGCTATTGTGGCATCGGGAAGATGAAGATCGGACTATAGAGATTTTAGAGGGGATAAATTGGCAAGTACAATTAGATAATCAGTTACCGACTTCTCTATCTCAACGTATATTTATACCACGACATATGTGGCACCGAACTATAAAAGGGGAGGGACCACTTAAAATTAAAATATATAAAGAATAATGGCTAACTACGTAACAACAGGATATGTTTTTTGGTACCCCACTCAATCATTAGCCGGGGGTAATGCAGGTGTAGTTAATGATCCTAATCGTACTTATTTTATTGGGGCGACTGCAGGAACCCCTTGTACTAAATTTTGGAGAATCTCAGGATCTAATGGTGCTATAGGAGTAACTATTATGGACCAGGGCTTAACATGGGCTACAGGCTCATCTGCCCCTACAATTGCCCTCGACACAGCTAGAGCTATAAATGGGCCAGATGCATATAGTGCCAGTTTAGGGGGCCAACCAGTTCAAACTGTATTATATGATCCATCTTTTACTGGAAATGAAAGCACAGGAGAAGGATCTACAATTTTCCCTTCATTTTTTATTGATGGTGATGGTGGTAATTATGATTTTAGTGTAGGAGGAGGTATTATATTGTTAACTGGATCTTATTTAGGAAGTCCTGAAAAAGGAATGAAAGAAGTAAGATGGTATTGGACAGCCGAAGATAATCCAACTATTTCAGGATCCTATACTCCTATAGTTTATACAGATCCTGAAGACCAAGCTAATTTTTTAATTAGAATTTTTGGGGCAACTAATAATAGTGCAGGAGGAGAAGCACAATTAGCAGGAGCAGTAGCCAGTATAGGTGGTATATTTTTAGCACCTAAAGATCTAGGTGGTGGAGAGTTTATTTTAGATATTCCCTCTAATTTTAAACCTGGAGGATCTTATCCTATATATAAATTTGTCATATAAACTGAAAATTTATTATATAGACTGATTCATAGCCAGTCGCCCTAACAAAAATATTGACAGCTGTGGCGTCACCAAATTTGGAGATGTCACAGCTTTTTATTATCTTAACGCGTAACAAATAAAAATATGAAGGGAAAGAAAATCGTAATTGTAGGTGCAGGTGTAGCAGGAGTTAATGCTGCAACCAAACTTGTTGATAACGGTTATCCTGGTGAACTAATCACAATCATTGATATGGGTAAAGACCCATATAACCGCTTACCTGAAGAGGTAATGACTGGATTTTTAGGAGCAGGTGGTTGGTCAGATGGTAAATTAACCTACCACACAGCCATTGGTGGTCAGTTATCCAAGTATTGTGGTGAGGAAAAAGCAATGCAGCTGATGGATCAAGTCATCACTAATTTCAAACGTTTTCACCCTAAACCAGAGGAAGTACAATGTTCTGACCCACATGAAGAACCAGATTTTATTAAACCATATTTTGGTTTACGATTGTTTCCCGTTTGGCACGTAGGTACAGATTATCTATCTGAAATAGCTAAAAACTGGTACGATTATTTAGTATCTAAAGGTGTAGAGTTTAAATGGGAAACCAAGGTAACCAGTATCAATTTTAGACATAACGAGATTGTAATGCATTCGGTTAAACCCGAATTTGCAACTATGGATAATGATGGGATCTTCTATGATGAGCTTATATTTGCAGTAGGTAAATCAGGTATTGATTTTGCTCAACAATTAGCTAACCAATATGAACTACCAGATGAACCCAAGTCAGTACAAATTGGAATTCGCTTTGAGGCACCACAAGAACACTTCCAGAAACTAATTGATATTTCATACGATTTTAAGTTATATAGAAAATTTGAAGATAAAGGTGTTTCGCTTCGCTCATTCTGTACAAACAATAATGCCGCTTATGTTGCTGTAGAGGAAACATATGGTGATCACAGCTACAATGGTCACGCTAAAAAAGATCCAAAATATTTAAACGGAATGACCAATTTTGGTATCTTGATGGAAATTAATGGTATTGAAGATCCATTTACCTGGTCACGTAAAGTAGTAAAAGAACTACAATTTAATGGTACTGGTTTATATTATTCACCCACTCGAGTTCCATCCACCACAGCAGAAGGAAACAATGTTACAGCTTTCCAAATCGATAATTTAAGTAAAGTAGAAGAAGTAATGGGTGAATATTGGGTTTATATTATGGACTTTATCGAGGACATGAAAAAAGTATTCCCTACATTAAAAGACGATTGGGGTATTTACGTTCCCGAGGTAAAATATCTTTCACCAGAACCACTTGTAAACTATCGTAATTTATCTCTTACGAAATACCCTAATGTACACTTTGTAGGAGACGCATTATCAGCAAGAGGCATAACAGTTTCAGGAGCTCAGGCAATATACGTTGCCGAGGACGTTCTTTCTTATTACCTTCGCGATACCGAATATCCGGAATTTATTAGCCATTATGTAGCATGAAAAGACAAACAATTTACGAAGAACGCCGAATGAGATCTAAGGGAGCATACCATCACTTCTTTAAAGAAAGTGGTAGTACCTCCTGGAAATACCATAACTGGGAAGGTCCCGCAATCCAACCAATTGAAGGCGAGCAAACCGAACATAAAAAAGAATACTATCTATATGGTAAACATATGATTTTAGAACAATGGGAAGAAGCTCGTAAAAACAGAGAAGGTTTACCCTGGTATAAGAACGCTTCAATGAAAGGAACAACACGATTCTAATGGGGCATAAGTATCAACCTGTACCTCGTAAAGGGGATATTTATAAAAAAGCTTGGGGACACGAACTTTGGATCGCAAACCACGAAGCATATTGTGGTAAACTCCTTGTATTTGAAAAAGATAAAAAATTTTCAATGCACTACCACTTGATTAAAGAAGAATCGTGGTATGTTTCTGAGGGCGAATTTGAATATAGCTGGATTGATACTGAAAAAGCTTCCATTCACTCAACTTTGATTCGTAAGGGAGACGTCGTAGATTTAGAGATCGGACAACCACACCAACTAAAGGCACTTACTGAAGTTGCTACAATTTTTGAGGTATCCACTAAACACTACGAGGAAGATAGTTACAGAGTAATACCAGGATCATCACAATTATGAAAATAGGATTATGTGGAACAATGAGTGTAGGTAAAACCACACTTGTAAACGCGCTTAAGGAACTACCAGAGTTTAAAGACTATACGTTTAGAACTGAACGTTCAAAATATTTGATGGAGCAGGGTATTCCCCTAAACACAGACTCTACACTTAAGGGTCAACTAGTATTTTTAGCAGAACGTTCAATGGAGCTTATGCAAGAAAATATCATTACAGACCGTACCATAATTGATGTAATGGCTTTTGCTCGTGCATCAAAGTCAATGGATCACGTTGAAAAATATGATTTTGAGCAACTAGCTATGTTATTAATTAAAGACTATGACTATATTTTTTATATAAATCCTGAAGGAGTAGATATAGAAGATAATGGAATACGTGAAACAGATATTGAATATCGTAAGCTAATTGATTTTATAATTGTTAACTATCTTAAATCAAGACGTTCTCTTATTAAGAACTATGGTATATTGGAAGGTCCTACTGAAGAGCGTATCAAACAGCTTAAATTTCAATTAGGTTTGTGATATTTATAAGAAAACTATAATACATTTGAAGATGAGAATATCTGAATTAAAAAAAGCCATCCGCGAAATGATCGTAGGCGAGTTAAACGAGGTTGAATTCCAATCAAAATCTGGAGAGCTTAGTGATGTTGAAACAAGAGCAAAACCCGGCGATACTATTAAAATAGTAGCCGAAGACGAGGCACTTAATGAAATGGCTAAAATCGCAGGCGATCTAAAAGCAGCAATCGAAAAAGTAATCGAAAAAAATAAAGACGCTGAAAAGAAAGACGTTCGTAAGGCTATTAAAAAAGATGACGAAGTTCAAGCTGCACTAGGACCTGATGATGATTTATTCGATAACCAACTTAACAAATTTATCGATCTAGTAAGAGGCGAAAGAGAAGTTGGACAACGCGGACGTAAAGCAGACCCAAACAAACCAGCTAAAGAACCTAAAGAACCAGGTATGCGTGGTCGTCCCAAATCAGCAAATCTTGCTGCCAAGAAAAAAGACGAGAAGGTAAAAACATTCTCAATGACTAAAAAATACTATTCTGACAGCGAAGACCAAGACGGACCATCCGATTTGGAACTACGTAAACTAGCTGGTTCAGGTAGTAAACTTGAAAAAGGTAAAGCAGCTCAACTCCGTGCTCAAGAAAAAACTAAATTAGTTAAAGCATTCCTAAAGGATATGAGAGATATGGAAGTTGTAGATAATGCAAATCGCGTCTTAGATAAAGACAAGTACGCTACAGAATGGTCAAAAGCCAAAATCGAAATCGAAGATAAGGTATCTAAGCTTAAGTAATGAAATATTTTAAAAATATTCAATCACTACTTATAGTAGTGTTGATAGTTGTGATTTTTTTAATGAGAAGTTGTTCAGGTAAGGGTACACCTACTGAACCACAGATCATTAGAGATACTATTGTTGAATCTTTTATTATAGAAAAAACATACCCAATATATACCCCTAAAATAAAGTATATTACTAAAGTAGATATTGATACATTTAGTACCCCAATCGATACATCAGCTATATTATCAGACTATTATGCTATCAAAACATACGAGGATAAACAAGTATTAGATAGTTTAAACTTAACTATTACCGATACTATATCTCAAAATCAGATTAAAAGCAGAAAAATTAGTTATACTTTTACTTACCCTCAAACTACCATTAGAGAAACTATTATTCTAAATAAAAGAGAATTATATTTTGGAATTGGGTTAACTGGAAACCAAGACCAATTACAATATCTCGGCGGTGAAATGGTTTATAAAAATAAAAAAAGACAGGCGTACGGCTTGGGAGTTGGTGTTGATCAAAATCTAGTTCCAGTAATCTCTGCTCGTATGTACTGGAAACTAGGAAAATGAGTGATCAGGATTTAAGAAAAATAATACAACAGGAATACGTAAAATGCGCCCAAGATCCGGCTCACTTTCTACGCAAATACTGTTATATTCAACACCCCCAACGTGGCCGTGTTGTCTTCAATCTATTTCCATTTCAAGGTAAGGTACTTAACCTTTGGAAAGAAAACCCATATTCGGTAGTACTTAAATCTCGTCAGTTAGGTATTTCAACTTTAGCGGCCGGATATTCCTTATGGATGATGACTTTCCATAAAGACAAAAACATACTTTGTTTAGCTACAAAACAGGAAACAGCTAAAAACATGGTAACCAAGGTAAAATTCATGTATGAAAACCTACCTTCATGGCTTAAAGTACCATCAGACGAAAATAACAAATTAACATTAAGATTAAATAACGGTTCTCAAATCAAAGCAGTATCGGCAGCAGGTGATGCTGGTCGATCAGAAGCAGTATCTCTGCTTATAGTGGATGAGGCCGCGTTTATCGAAAACATCGGAGAAATATGGGCATCAGCACAACAAACACTAGCAACGGGTGGTGGAGCAATAGTACTCTCAACCCCCTATGGAACTGGAAACTGGTTCCACCAACAATGGGTAAGAGCGGAAGCAGCAGAGAACGACTTCTTACCTATCAAGTTACCTTGGTACGTACACCCGGAGAGGGACGAGGCGTGGAGGAAACGACAAGATGAACTTCTAGGTGATCCTAGAATGGCAGCACAGGAATGTGACTGTGATTTTAGCACTTCAGGAGAAACGGTATTCTACCCCGAATGGATCGAATTTATAGCCCAAACTACCGTTAAAGAACCGGTTGAAAGACGCGGGGCAGATAAGAACCTATGGGTTTGGCAACCCGCTGATTATTCGCGAGATTACATGGTTGTAGCCGACGTGGCTAGAGGTGATGGTAGAGACTTTTCGGCCGCTCACGTGCTCGATATCGAAACAAACACCCAAGTTGCCGAATACAAGGGACAATTATCGCCAAAAGAATTTGGACATTTTCTAGTAGGACTAGCAGCCGAATACAATAATGCTCTATTGGTAATAGAGAATGCCTCAATAGGTTGGGCAACCATAGAAACTGTTATAGAACGTGGTTATCAGAATTTTTACCAGTCACCCAAGAGTGACTTAGTGACAGCTGATTCGTATTTTAACCGATATGAATTTGGTAGTAATTTAACCCCTGGTTTCACAATGTCGCTAAAAACCAGACCACTTGTGGTAAACAAGTTTAGAGAATATGTTGGTGATCGTTCTGTAACAATTCACTCAAAGCGTTTACTGGAAGAAATGAAAGTATTCATTTGGAAAAACGGTAGACCAGAGGCCCAAAGCGGATACAACGATGATTTAGTAATGTCATTTGGTATCGGAATGCTTTTAAGAGATACCTCACTTAAATTCCAGCAACATGGTGTAGACATGACCCGAGCTGCTTTAAATGGGATGACAAAAACACATGGAGGGGCATATTCAGCAAATTCCATTCAAAATCCTTACACACAAAAAATAGGCAATCAACAGGAAGACCTCCGTTGGCTCCTTTAATATTTATAATAATAAAACACACAAATGGCTGATACTAGTTTATTCTCCAGATTAAGAAGACTCTTTTCAACTGATGTTATCATCAGAAACGAAGGGGGAAATCAGCTAAAAGTAGTTGATACGGATCATATCCAAACCAGTGGTGAATTCCAAACAAATTCTCTAGTAGACAGATTTGGCAAAATCTACACTAACCCAGCCTCTACATCTCTTTTAGGTTCACAATTCAACATACAATACCAGTATTTAAGAACTTATCTTTATAGTGATTACGATGTAATGGATACCGACGCTATTGTAGCATCCGCCCTTGATATTATCTCGGACGAATGTACTTTAAAGAACGATATGGGAGAGGTACTTCAAATCAGAAGTAGCGACGATGATATCCAAAAAATCCTTTACAATCTATTCTACGATGTACTTAACATTGAGTTTAATCTTTGGTCTTGGGTTCGTCAAATGTGTAAATACGGTGATTTCTTTTTAAAGCTAGAGATCGCAGAAAAATTTGGTGTAT